TTCGCTACCCCTGGGTAGGGGTCAGTCGCATCAGATGCGGCTGATGACCATGCGGGTCAGACCCTTGGGGTTGAAGGCCCCGATGCCGACGTTCTCGAAGCACGAGAAGCCGATGGTGCGGGCCTTGGGGTCGTCCGCCGAGAGGACCGTCAGCTCGGTGCGGACGGGGAAGCGGCCGAAGTTCTCGGGCTCGCAGCAGACGTACACGAAGCCGACCGGAACGAGGCGGCTCGTGATGATCTGGGCACCCCAGAGGACGGCCTGGAGGCCCGTCTTGAGGAGGGTCGCCTGGCTCTCGATGTCCAGGATGTCGCGGCCGAACTTGCGGATGTCCGCGTAGTCCACCGCGTTCATGTAGATGCGAGCGACCCGGAGGTCGTGACGCTCGATCTCGGCGAATGCATCGGCCAGGACGGCCGGGCTGATCGGGGCCACCACGGCCACGTCGGGGTTCGTGCCACCGGGGAGGGTGTCGAAGCCCGAGACCGCGATGCTGTCGAGCACCGTGAAGACACGCTCGTCCTCGGCGGCCTGGATCTGAGCCTTCGCGAGATCCTGGGCACGCTCGATGAGGTCGAAGCGACGCTCCTTGATCTGGGTGAGCGGGATTTCCGGGTTCGAGGCGATCTCGAACAGCGGGAAGATCACGCGGCGGGGCTTCTGGATCGCGAGGATGTTCTCGCCCTCTTCGCCGACCACGAACGCCGTGACATCCGGGTCCTTGTCGTAGATGGGGAGAGCACCGTCCGGGAGCTGCTCGACCAGGAAGGTCTTGCGGCCGACGGCGGTGTAGTCACGACGCAGCCGGAGGGGCTGAATCATGGAGGCGGCGAGCTTCGCACGGCCTGCGGCCGTCTTGATGTACTCGCTGATGATCTGCTGCTTGACTTCGTTGGAGACCTGGCTCATGGCTTTTCCTTTTTCCTGGGATGGAGGGGCTCCGCGATAAGACGCGGAGGTCGATCACCAGGAGGGCCGAGTTGGCGTCCGGGATCACCTTGACGATGCCGATGAGGGTGTTCGTGCCCGCAGAGGCGTTGTCCTCGTAGCCGTCTTCGACGACGTTCGTGACGAGGCCGTTCACCGAAGCGAAGACCTTGTCGCCCACCGCGTACAGGAACGCAGCCGAGCCGGTCTTCTGGTGCTTGGTCTCGTAGACCGCGAGGCCCACGCACGAGCCCGAGCCACACACGTACGGTCCGCGACCAGAGGCCACGCCGGGGGTGTTCTCGAAGGCGTTGCCGATCGAGTCGTTGAGGAAGAAGCCGAGGGGCCGAATCCCGACGTTGTAGACACCACCGGGAGCCACGGGGCCGCCGTGGTAGCCGTTGCCGAAGTCGGGGCGGGTGAAGGCGATCGAGCCTCCGAGGACGCCGACCTTGGTGATGTTCGTGAGGGTTGTGGACTTGTTGGCCGCCAGGACTTGCACAGGAGGGTTGGCCTGTGTGAACGCATCCGGCGTCAGAACACCCACGCTATTGCGGGTGACGACGTGGAAGAGCTGCACACGACCGGAAGTCTCCTTGAAGTCACCGCTGGACTGGCCGCCGATGGCGTAGGCTGTCATTTTCGATTCTCCGTTTGGGCGTTCAGTGGGTGTCTTCTATTCTGATTTGATCTAGGCACCGGTCGCCCGGTGAATCGTTGGAGGGCGGGGGTTAGCCAGCCCTCCTCTGATCACATGTTGAATGCATCCTTCACGTCCGGAGCCGAAGCCCAGAGCGATGAGAGCTTGTCGGAGTCCGACCCGCGACCACCGACTGCCCCGCCGCCGACACGGCTGACGCCGCCCGAGGGACGAGTGCCGACCGTGCGGTTGGCTGCGGTGCGGGACATGCCCGCCTGCTTCTGCTGAGCAGCCTGCTCCTGCTGAGACTGGCCCTGCTCCGCCTGCTCCGACTCCTCGTTGGCGAAGAGCGTCTTGAGCACCTCGTCCTCGGGGCCGAGGCCCGCGTCGGACATGTCCATCGAAGGAGCGTCCATCTCGATGTCCATCTCAGACATGCCGTCCGAAGGGGCGTCCATCAGCATGTCGTCGAGCATGAGGTCGTCAGCAGTGCCGACAGCCACAGGAGCCTGCTGCTCCGGCTGCTGCTGAGCCTGCTGCTGGAGTGCCTGCTGCTGGAGAGCTTGCTGCTGAAGGGCCACGGGAGCCTGCTCCGGCTGCTGTTGAGCCTGCTGCTGAAGGGCCTGCTGCTCCAGAGCCTGCTGGTCGAGGGCCTTCTTGACGGCGGCCTGAACGATCTTCTCGACCGTGGAGGCGGTGACCGTGGCAGTGCCGACACCGACAGGTGCCTGCTGCTGAGGCTCGGCGGTGACCGTCGCAGTGCCGACGCCCACAGGAGCCTGGGGCTGCTGCTGCATCTGAGCCTGGATCATCGCCTGGATGGCCTGCTTGGCACCCTCGTCGTCGCCAGCCTGAAGGGCAGCCTTGCACTGGTCCTGAGCCTGCTGGTACGCCGACTGCTGGGCCATCTCAGCCTGCTTCTGCTGATCCTGGCCCTCGTCCTTCTTCTCCTCGTCGTCTCCGGCGAGGCGGTTGAAGGTCTCGACCAGTTCGGCGTTGGGCATGTGCATCAGAGAGACCGACTGGTCCTCCACTGCCTGCTCCGTCGCCTTCTTGCCGAGCATCATCGCGGCGACGCGGATGCAGAGGTTCGCCTTCTTGACGAGAAGGGCCTTGTCCGCCGCCGTCTTCTCGGGGTGGTTGAAGGTGTCCTTCCGCATCTCTGGCATCCCGATCTCGTCCCGCTTGACCTGGCCGTTGGCGTACTCCGCCTCCCAGGTGTCCTTGGACGGGTGAACGTCCTCGGCAAACGTCGAGGGGTCGCCCGTGACGTACTTGTCTGCGGGGGGCTGCTGGCCGACATGGTCCTGGTTCATCAGGTACGGGTCGGCTTTTTTGTTCTGGGCCGCCTGCTTGATCTGGTCCCGGCTCCAAGTAGTACGTTCGCGCATGTCAGGGCTCCATTCCTCGTGGTGTTGAAAATATAGAAAGAATCACGACCCCAAGGCGAAGAGCCGCCCCCTGACAACGAGGGCCTCCTTCTCAGGAGTTGTGAGATCGCGACCAACCACCTGGCGACATGCCGTGAGGAAGGTCATTTCATTTGGGTATTTGTTGAGCCCTCCAACCTGGAGAACTGCACGATACAGCCTGTTTTCACCTGCAATGGTTGTCTTGCGCTTGCTGGTGAGATCCAGGATACGGGCCACAGCGAGGATGTCTCGACCCGTCAATGACTTGGAGGCACGAACAGAACCCCAACCCCCAGACTTGAACAACACCATACCCAAGAAGACCCTCCGGGCAATACCAAGATTCCCCCGGGTCATACCCAAGACGGTGTGTGCGATGCCCCGCCATGCGGGGTGGCGGAGAGCTTCCTTGATGAGAGAGTTGTTCCGATTCTCATCCGGGTTGGCCTTCCCAGCCTCCCCCTTGTTCATTTCTTCCCGGACCTTCGTGAGAGCCTTCTCGCGAATCTCTCCAACGAGGTCGTCCACGATCTTGTCGAGAGCACCGGCTTCGGGCTTCGGGGAGCCTACATCGCCCATCCCCATCCCGCCCTGCTCCTGCCCGCCGCCTTGTTCTTGGCCTTCCGCCACACTCATGAGGTAGGCGATTCGAGCCGCAGAGCCATCTGAACCGAAGTCCGTCTGGAGACTTGCGGCCTTCTGCGTCACGCCTTCCGTTCCCGTACGGGCAGGGAACGAGAACGCGACGGCCATCTTCTTCTGGATGCTGGCGACTTCCTCCGGGGAGAGGATGTTGCGAAGGACCGCTCCGGGGAAGGCTGGATTTGCGACCCAGCTTGCCTCGATGAACTTGACCGAGCCGGGCTCTTCCTGGATGTGGCCGCAAAGCTCCGCGATCTTCCGCTTCTTGCCGAGAGCATCGACGAAGTCGTTGCCCTTGAAGTACCGGATGTGCTGGCAGAGCTGCGTCTCGTCGTAGGCGACGTTGCCGCACTTGGTGCAGGTCGTGAACTCAACCTGGCAGCCCATCGAGAGCGTCTGGAGAGTACCGTTCGTGATGGCCGAGATGAGCGGACGATGCTTCCGGTCCGTGGCGACGAGGATGTCCACATAGATGGAGTCCCCGATGTCACGGGCTGCCGCGTCGATGATCTTGCCCTTCGACAGCTCGGGGATCTGGATGTGCTCGACGTAGT